TCCTGGACGTGCTGGCGGTGGAACTGCGGACCCCGGCCTATAATCAGAAATTTTCCATTGAGGTCAAGCGGGCGCTGGTGGAGGGAACCCTGGCATTTTACGCACACATGGGAACCCCGGCGGCGTGTAACCGGATCATAGAAATCATTTTCGGGGCCGGTTACATAGAGGAGTGGTACGACTACGACGGGGATCCGCACCATTTTCGCGCCTGTGTAGGGCAGAACGGCGGGCAGATCAACCCGGAGGACCTGGAGGAGTTCCGGCGGGTACTGGGGAGCGTCAAGCGCCTGTCCAGCTGGCTGGACGGCGTGATCACTCTTTCCACATTTGAGGCGGAGATCCTAAACTTTATCAGCAGAATGGGGCGCGGGTATATGTCCACGCCCCTGCCGGAAATCAAAAAGGAATATCCGCTGACAGCAGAAATTCAAATGGGCGGCGCTTTTGATTCTTTCACCGCCACCACATTGCCGGAGGCGGGGACGGAATACGGCATGAACGCCAACGCATACGCCGCTGGCATTTTCGGAACAATCACCGCCACCGCTATGCCGGCGGCAGGGTAAAAGGAGGAAACCATGTTTTACGGTTTTGTAATTACAGAGGCCGGAAACCGCCTGCTGGCCAAAATGGTGGCGGGGCAAACGCTGGAATTGTCCGGCGTGATCATGGAAAAGGGAACGGCGGCCAGCGCGGACGCGGCCAGAAAACTGACTGCCCCCATTGATCCGGGGCCTGCCGGAACCAGCACCGTGCCCACGGTAAAGGACAGCACGGCCACCATGACGGTGGAATACCGCAGCGACTTAAACGGTGGCCTTGCCGTGGGTTTCTGGATCGGCGGCTTTGCCATCTATGCCAGGGACCCGGACACGCGGGAAAATGTCATGGTCTACTATGGCTCCCTGGGCGACGCAAAGCAGTATGTCAGCGCATACACCCAGGGCATGGCCCCGGACGTGCGCCGCTATCAGGTGTCCATAACTGTGACCGCAGGCGTGGAGGTTTCGTTGGGCTATCCGGCAGAGGCGTGGATGACTGCCCAGGACGTGGCGGAATATTGTACCGCTGCCGTCATGCCGCAAATTTACGGACAAATTGCTGGGGAAATCCTGACCGGGCGGGTTTATTCGCCGCTGGCAGACAGGGCCGGGGAGGAGATCGTAACCAGGGACGGCGCCGGAATATCCGTATATAGGAAGGAACCCGAAAACCGCCAGAAATGCAGCTGCGGAGCAGAAACCGCCCTGCTGTTCCAACTGGTCAACGATATTCGGGCGGACTACACCCGCCGCCTCCAGGCGCTTACCAATGCCATCATGTCCGGCAGTCTGGCCACACCGCTGGCGGGGAGAAATGGGGCGGTCATTACAACCAGGGACAGCGCGGAAATTTCCGCTGTCAAAATACTTTAACGGGAGGAAAAGACAATGAGTTTGAAAACAAACGAATTGCAGAAAATCACTGGTCTGCAGGGGACGGACACGATCCTGGTGGACACAGACGCAAAGGGGACGGGGCGGGCGCCGCTTGACGCGGCAACCGAGTTTTTCAAGGAAACCTTTCTGGCCGGCGGGGTCCCCTATGGCAAGGAACTGACCGACAGCTGGGCAAACCTGCGGGCGCGTATTCTGGCCGGTGACATGGCCGGGATCCATATCGGTGACTATAAGACCATCACCCTGACTACCGGCGAGGTGGTGATCATGGAGGTGGCCGGAATTGACCACTATTACAAGTGCGGCTATCCCACCATGATCGGCCATCATGTTGACTTTATTTCCCGTGACTGTCTGGCGGGTACGAAGGTGTTCAACGACACCGCCACCAACAACGGAACCGCAGCCGAACCCAATCCGTGGCGGGCCTCCAAGCTGTTCCATACCTTGAACGATGAAACGGTAGGCGTATACGCGGCCCTGCCTGCTGACCTGAAACCCTGCATTGTGGAAAAAATCGCCCTGTTGGAGCATCGTTTTTCTGCGGCTGGGGCGTTGGAAAGCGATACCGGCTGGGACTGGAACACCATGGGCAAGCTGTGGGTGCCCACCGAGGTGGAGGTATTCAGTAACACGTTCTGGTCTGACGGTGACGCGGGATGGACCGGCGGCGGTGGCTGCAACCTTCAGTACCCTATTTTCTACGGCGGGGCAAAGCACATCATCAAGGGCGCGGGCAACGGTGGTGGCCGCTGCCACTGGTGGGAGGCGTCCGCGCACCGTCAGTCCGCCACTAGCGTGTGCATTGTCCACGGCCACGGCGACGCCAACGGCACCGTGGCCACGAACGGCGGCGTTTACGCGCCCCTGTGCTTCCGTATCGGTTAATCAGGGCCATCCCGCCCCCATGTGGGGCGGGATGGAGAGAACGGAAAGAAGGGCAGGTAAATGAGCGTACTAAAAAATAAACGCAGCGAGAGCCAACTGGAATTTTACCACACGGCCACGCTGATCCGGGCGGAATTGACCCGGTTTGTAATGAATGAAAAAATCGTGCCAAAGCGGTGGCGGCCTGTGTTCACGTTTCCCATGGTGGAGAAGATTATAAAATTGATCGACTACATTACGGCGGCAAATACCATATATCCGCAAAATTTACGGGAGGCGGAAAGACGGCGCGACTATCAGACACAGGCCATTATAACCGCGGAGCAAATTCTCCAGCTTTTGCAGTACATACTCACAACCCTGCCAGTCAACCCCGATAAATTCCAGCCGGTAACGGAACTGCTGATCAAAGAGGGATCCCTGCTGCGAGGCTGGAGGAAATCAGACAATAAATTCATAGCAAAATTCAAGGATCAAACACCTTGATTTTTGTATTGGTTATGCGCTGATAAACCGTCGTCGTGGTGGCCGCTGCAACTGGTGGGAGGCGTCCGCGCAACGTCAGTCCGCCACTAACGTGTGCATTGTCAACAACAACGGCAACGCCAACAACAACGTGGCCACGAACGGCGGCATTTACGCGCCCCTGTGATTCCAATACAGCCCGTTTCCTGCGGGCTGGGCCAGACCGAGTAAACGCCAGAAATGGCGGTGAAAGCCGTGCCTGATTTTCAAAAATCAATTTTTATTTGGAAGGAGCGCATAACCATCCCGCAAGGGTAAATTTGGGCCTTGATATGATCGGGCGGACGCTTTTGTGCATGGCTGGCGTGTCTGTGTGTATCACGCCAGTTTCATGCCCGGTATCATTACGCGGCTATTTCGGAAAGACACACCCACCGCGCCGGGAGTGGCGAACCGACGGGGCGGGCCTGCCGTACAAGGACCCACAAGACCTAAAGGAGAAATTCGCATGACTTCACTGGAGCGGCGGCGGGAGGCCAGATACAAGAGGCGGAAAGCTGCCAGAGAGGAAAAGAAATGGAAACGATACGCAGAAAATGACCGGCTGGAAAACATAGCCCGGTATAAATCGCTATACCGGGGCAACCAGAAATCTATGCGGAATGTCAGCTGGAAAACCAGCGTCCAGAGGTATCAAATGAACCTGCTGCGGAACATGGAGGAAACGAACCAAAAGCTGGAGGCTGGGGAGAACATCACAAAGGGCTTTGTGGAGTTCGACACCATAGAGCGCGGGAAACTGCGGCATATTCGCAGCGTCCACTATTCGGAAAGGGTGGTACAACGGAGCACCTGCGACAGTGCCCTGGTGCCCATGCTGGGCCGTGGCCTGATTTATGATAATGGTGCCTGCCTGGAGGGCAAGGGCGTGGACCGGAGCATGGACCGCCTGACCGCGCACCTGCAGCAGTTTTACAGGGCTAACGGTTTCAGTAATGACGGCTGGGCAGTGGTATTCGATTTTTCGGGATATTTTGACAATATCCTGCACCGGGAATGTTTCAACGTCTATTCAAAAGCATTTCGGGACCACCGGATCCTGCGGCTTTTGAAAGATTTTGTAATTCCCTTTGGCTATCCGACAGCAACAACGAACTGGCAAAGGGTAAAACGGCAGGACGCGGAACAGTACACCGGGAAAAGCCTGGGGCTAGGCAGTCAAATTTCACAGATCACGGCGGTGAGTTATCCCAATAGCCTGGATCATTTCATTAAGCAGGTTTTGCGTGTGCGCTGGTATGCCAGATATATGGACGACGGCTATATGTTATTTCGGACAAAGAAAGAGGCAAAGGAGGCGGTGGGGCTTGTAATTTCATTTTGCGAACCCCTGGGCATTTCAGTCAATCAGAGGAAAACCAGGATCGTCCCAATCCGGCATGGTTTCAAATTTCTGAAAGCAAAGCACCGGCTGACAGAAACGGGAAAGGTTGAGCGGAGAATGTGCCGGGAGAGTATCACAAGACAACGGCGGCGGTTAAAAAAGTTTGCCGCAAAAGTGGCAGCTGGAGAAATGACCGCAGAGGGCGCGGCGGCAGCATACGGGTCATGGAAGGGCTACGCCCTGCACCGGGGTGGCAGAAAAGCCGTCCAGAGCATGGACAAGCTATTCCGTGAACTGTTTGGGGCGGCGGCGCCAAGGTGCAAACTACAATAATTTTTGGAGGCAGCGAAAATGGAAAATCAGAACATGAGGATCAACCGTGAGCAGATGATCGCCAAGGTGATCAATACCAGGTACAGCGTGGACGACCAGATCGCGATTCTGCGCCAGAAAGACACCAAGCCGGAGGAATACCAGGCATTTTTCGACTTTGCGGAGCAGGTCAAGAAGGACGTGACGGCGGAATATGACGCCATGGCCAGCGGTGGCGGCGGTGAATAATGCGGGGTTGATCATGAGCCTGTGCGCCATCATTGACCAGCAAAATGTGATTATACAGGCCCAGGCCATGGAACTGGCCCAGCATGACGCACTGACCCGCGCAGAGGAGATTAACACCCTGCGGCAAAAATACGCGGAGGCCATCGGCGGCACCGCTGAAAAATTGGAGGTGTGAAGGTATGAACGCGGAGGAAATGGCGGTCCGGCTGGTGGAAGTAGACGCCAGGGCCAAAAGCAATACGCACAGACTTGACGAACTGGAGGATCGGCTTGACGCACTGAATAAGCTGGCCACCGCAATGGAGGTCATGGCTAAAAAAATGGAATACCAGGCGGAAACCATTAAGCGGATTGAGGACGATGTGAACAGTGTCGGGAAAAAGGTGGACGCCATCGAAAAGAAACCGGGCAAGCGGTGGGACGGCATGGTGGAAAAGCTGTTTTACGGCGCGCTGGGGGTGCTGGCCGCCGCCCTGGGCGCTGGGCTGATCCACCTGCTGACGGCAGCGGCATGACCAAAACTGTGGTGGTGGCCGCACTGGCCATGGCCGCAGGGACCGCCATGGGTTTCCTGCTGTGCCGGGTCCTGGTGCCGCGCCTGTACCGTCCCCGCCGCCTCCAACCGGAGGTTGGCGGGGACAAGGGGAAAATGGGCGTCATGGACAAGGTGCTGATCCTGGAGGCGGTGATCCTGGTGGCCTACACGGTGGCCGCGCTGGCCGT